GACCGCGAGAAGGCATTTGAGCACCACAATTATGTGGCTAGGATGACCAAGATACCTGAAGGCTACGAGATCAAGCCCATGTGGGACGATGGCACGCTGATCATCAACAAGAGGGGCGACATAATCGTGTTCTGCGGCGAGACTGGCATGTATCAAGGCCTAACTGCCACTATGGATACCACCGAGCACAAGCACATAGTGGCGTACATCACTCGCGACATGAAGAGAGAAGGCTTGCTCAGGCCCGGAGAGAAGATGCGCGGCAGCGTGCTGATTGACGATGGCACCATTTGCATCGTGCTCGACCCTAGCCGAACCCATGAGGAGTGCCAGGAGGTCATTGGGCAGATATACGACAGGATTATCAAAGTGTATGCCCAACTAGGCTTCAAGATCGACAAGGTGAAGGCCCTTTGGTCGTGCATCAAGTTCACCTTTCTGAACAGGCTGTACCTCGGCGGCAGTGAGGTGCCCAGGGCCGGCAAGGTGTTCGCAAAGGCAGACCGCGAGCTCACCAGAAACTACCCTTCCATCGCAGCCCAAGTTGGGTCAGTGTTCGGCAGCTACTCCGCGGCCCTGAAGAAAGGTGGTGACCCCTTGGTCTGCTACCGAATGGCCATGTGGAGGTCAATCGACCTTGTCGTGCAAACTAACGGCCGGACCATGAACTACAAGATAGAGATATGGTTCGCAATCCTTTTCGCCCCCGAGAGCCTGGGCGGTTTCAACTTCCCGACCTACACCGAGTTCTGTGGCCCAGCCAACCCTGACAGGCTTAGTACCTATCTTGGCCTGATGAAATCAGCCGTCGAGCTCCTGGGCGACTCGGTGGCTGCCAGGTCCCTCGGGTCTAAGGTGCAGGCAATGATTGGCAGAGAGATGCGAGTGCCGGTTGCTAGGAGCTTGGCCAACGGCGCCAGGTCCATCAGTTTCAAGGGAGTTGTCAGCCCTGCAGGCCTCGCGAAAGCCGCCCTCGTTAGAGCCCTCCCCAAGTTTGGCCTCTCGCCTATGTTCAAGGAGGCCCTTGACCTGTACACAGACAGCAAGTACTGGGACGCCTTGAACGGGTTGCTCACCTCGTGTTCCTGGGATCTTTCGTTCCTCGAGAAGCTCCTAGAAGTGTCGCCTCACACCATCATCAGCGAAATGGTTGAGAGGGCATTCAAGAACGAACTCCATGGCATGATCATACCGTACCGGGAGCGCCACAAGCTGGCCAGAGACGTGAGGATTGCCAACAAGAAGTTCGCACTGGCGTCTTTCGCGCTGGAGCCTGCCGATGACTACGACAACGAGGTGTTCCTGGCCGAGACGCACTTCCAGGCGGCTGAGAGGCTCCGCAGGCACTATTATGAGTCTGGCGGTTTTGTCATTAGGAACCACACTCTGCCGGACCCCATACAGATGTTCTGCCACAACCCTGGCCGTCCGACGTCCAGCTTGGCCGTTCACAGCGTGATGCCAGATGCCCCGATGCAGGACAAGGGGAATAGCACGTGGGGCAGCACTAGAGAGAGCTACCGCAATCTGTACGACGGCCACACCGGAGCTAATGTCTGGAAGGGGATGAGGAGCGCAGGGATGATCGACACAAGGGAACCAGTCTTCAGCCGGAGTGACCCAATCAGGAAGAAGGCGATACTCGGCAGCGTTTTGGCGAGCTTTGTCGACCTAAAAGGAGGCAGTGGCGAGGACGCGTGGCGCATCATGGCTGCAATGTGGGGCGAAACTGCGGACTCCGATTGGCAGCGACTCAGGCTATGCTCCGGGGAGGTAGGCAGCACCAAGCGCCTCGGTGCAGAAATGACGGTTCGCCACCACACTATATTGGCATACCCTAGCGCGATCGAGTGCTCCTACGTTGACGCCGAGGCAATCGGCAGGGTCCTGGATAGGGAGTCGTATCACATAAGCTACCCGTCAATAGTCGCAGCGTGGAAAACCCACACATTGCTCGAGACTGGCTTACACAACTCACCAATAGCTCGGAGGGTGTACGACCTGCGACCAGGCTGCTTGATGCCCAGCGACCCAGCTGTGTTCAACGTGGAGGACAGGGCATCAGCCGAGACCGCCCTGGCCCTGCTCAGGTCCCTCGCTCCTTGCGGGTTCTCCGGGTCTTTTAGGAGCAGTTTGCGCGACTACGAGATGCCAGAAGGCAACGGCTACGTCGGCCATGAGGATGTCGTCATAGCCCCGAGAAGGCTCAGAAGAGCTGAGCTGTCGCGCGGTGTGATCGACCCCGGCATGGCAACGGCTTTCCTCCGGGCTGGGGCTATTGCTATACTAGCTATGCCTAGTAGGAAGAGAGGCCGAGGGGGGCTCAGCGATGCGGGTGAGGATTTCGATATCGCTCCAAGCCTGCTAGCTAAACCTGGCAATGCTCACCGGAACTTCTTGACCAGAATCGGAGGCCCAGCATTCGCAACCTTGTCTCTTGCAGCCGCTTACGTCAGACAGCACTTGAAGGCCAAGCTCCCTGACTTGTTCTACACTGCATCTTGGAGCGAAGCCGACTTGGCTGCGATAGCTGAGAACTGCGTCAAGCAGATGGGGCACGTGGCCAGTAGGGTGGATGCGATGATCGGTGACCCTAGGAACCTGGCTGGCTATCTAAGTTCGGTCAATACCAGCTTGGCCCGCGCGATCACCGGCACTAGGTCACGCTACCAGCGGAATCTGACTGTTGGCCTACTCGCGCTGTGGTCAATGGGCAGGCTAATCACTCCGGAAGCATACAAGGCGGTCAACAGCAACGACCACACCATGGCAAGGATCTGCTACAGCTACGCCCAGAAGAGGCAGTGGATCTTCCACCTGAGAGCTAAGGCAAGTGCACACTGGCAGGCCTCAGCTGCTTCCGCTGTTAAATCAGCTGCCTACGCTATGGCGAGGGATCTCGTCGGCATCCCCACTACTGCTAGGTCGGCCTTGCAGGAACTCTCTGAACGATTGTCCGTGGCATTGAGTAGGATCGCGCTGCACGCAGTCGAGACCGTCGAGGTTGGTGAGTCATCTGACCCGTTGCCAGATCAGGTGCGCTCTCTAGCCGAGTCTTATAGTTCGAAGTTGGCCACCAGCGGGTCACACACCACTGCGCGTGGTCTGGATGCGGCAACAAGCACCCTCGTTCAGGTGTTTGGCGATCTATTCAGCCCACGGGTCAAGGCTACTCAATTTGACGACAGCTTGATTATGCCCAGCGACGCGGTCACCGCCCAGTCTGGAGACTTAGAGGAACAGCTGAGCTACCTCTCCGTCATCGACATGAGCCAGATACCGTCTGCGGAGCCTTCTGGTGCCCTCTTCGGGAGCCTCGAGTCTAGAGCTACGCTGTCCGACCTCGAGCGCCATGCATGCTACGCCTACGAATTTCACGGCATAGCGGCAGGCAGAGGAGTGCTGAGCGGCAGTCGTCAGTACGAAGTACCAGCCGGGTACTCCATTGAGCAAGACATAGCTGTCGAGATGCTCGAGGAGCTGAGATGCGAAGATGAAGATGGTGGAGCAGACGAAGAAGCTCCGGTGCTCGGCAAGAAGTGAAGATGTGCCACTCCCGACGCCGGAATACGACTGCAAGAAGAGCGTGCAAGTATCGGCCACAACAAGACAATAAAAACTTGCGAGGAAACAAAAAACGGGAAAAGTGACAGCAAGACAAATTAAACTAATCATGTAGGTAACCTGCACTCCTTAAGCGGTAGTTGGGTTCCTGTGGTTATGGTTGACGGTGTTGTTCTTC